TGTTCGTATCAGCTCCCACGCAAAGACCAAACCCCTCACCTCTATCAAGTGAGACGTAACAATCCCCGCGGGCGTGCAGGCCAAGTATTTCTGAGTCTGAAAGCATTTCAGAAATATAATACACAGGAGGGTATCTGTCAAGAGGTGAATTATGTTTTAATCGCTTTATTGTTTCTCTTATTGCGTTCTTCTCACCCTCTTCATAGTTCCCACGATAAGTTTTAAGAACCAACGCCACGTTCTCGTCGTTCTGAAAAGCATACCAGAAAGCTTTGATTAGCGCCAAGGGATTTTTCCTCTCTGTCCACTGGAAGATGTCGTAGAATACGTAAGCATCTTCTTTCATACCAGCGATCTGATAAGGTTTGTTGTCTCTATACTTCTCAACATCAAGTCCGTGGGGCACAACGCCGATAGGAATTGTGACACCACTGTCTTTGAATACTCCCCGGTTCCATTCACAACCAACAAGAACCTTCTGGGCACCGTTGTTGATGTAGGGAGGCCAAGCTGGATGAAGTTTTGTCGTTTCCCATATAGTATAAACCACATTTGTTTTGCCCGGTTCTTTATAACGCTCATAAAACTCTGGCGTCAAATGAATCAGGACAACATTATAATCAATCTTTTTATTTACAAGACTTTCAAGAGTCTTTCCATCCGGGCCGAAGTCGGGGCGCATCTTCTCAAATGAGACCGGGGATAAAGTCAGCGGTACCCCTAATTTATTTAAGGCTAAAACATTACCACGAGCAGCCTTTCCGTAACCGCTCGAATCGAAAAAAACAGAAACGTACTTTATACCAACAATATTCATAAATAAATCTCCTAATACTTATAATTATATCTCTTGGTCAAAATTGCTTTGTACCAAGTCTCATGCCAGTCTCGGTCCTTATTGGCTGCGCCATTACAACCATTACATAAAGTTATAAGATTATCCGGGCGACAATTCTTTTTATTATAATCAACATGATGTAACGCCATACGTCTTGATTTACCAAGACACATTGGATTTAAACATTTATTATTATCGCGTTCCTTTACTGATTTTTTATATTCTCTATCAGTCCATATATGACAATAGGATTCAAAAGAAATACCACCTTATCTCTTTTCCTTTTCTTATATACTCTTCGTTCATTATTCCACCTTCCTGTATTTCAAAATTCTTTTATAACTACATCCTATCCTCTGCAAATTTTAAAAGAAGATTTCTGATATTTGCTTTCATAGCTAATTGTGACGCATATTTTATTAGTTCTAATTCCATTTTAAATATCCTTATTTTGTGCGGGTATTTTTAAATAAATCCCATTTAATGTATTTTCTATTTTTGTCAATACATTTACCAAAGACCGCATAGAACCAGTTTCATCCATATACGCTAGCGTATCCGGATATTTTTCAAAATCAATAATAAAAAAATCTTTGTATTTTTTACCATTAGAATCGGCGTATGTACATCCAACTTTAAATTCTTTTAAACCAACGGCCGAGTTTAAAAATTTATGTGAAATACCTACCCACAACACTACTTCTTCTTTTGTAGTCAGACTACGCATACCATTTTTAATACAATAAACATCATTAATTTTTTTATTTTCACTTGTTAATACATTGTCATTAACAAAAAATTTTACATTAACTGCAGGCCTATCTCCTTCATTCTTTATAGATAAGTCTTTGTCTATTGTCTTAGGTCTAACTACTACAAACGGACGCTGGCGACCTCTAATAGAATATATAAATAAACCAACACTCACCAGTGCCAAAATACCAACAAAAACTAACTCTAAATTCATTTTCTTTAATCCTTTCAGTACAAAATTCTCTCCAAACACGGAACAGGTGTCAAAGTGGCAACAAGATCAGTGTGGCGTAAGTAATCTGGAACTTTGCCTACATATTGCTCGTACTTTTCAACTAGCTCAGGATGGTTACGTGCTTCGGGACCATATACAAGTTCAATCGGCGGCACATAGCTCGAAGGGAGTCCTCGTATGTACGCATAAAATTCAGGGTCCACCTCCTCAATCAAATCTTTTGGAACTTCACCATCTTCGTTTGTTGGTGGGGGAGAGCATACAAAGAGAATCGCTCGTCCTCTGGAATCCCACACAAGATGGTCAGGCACACCACCAGACAATGAGATGGGATAGTCTTCCGGTTTTGGACGTTGAATTTTTGGTTTTGTTTTAGAACTCATGTTGCTGTTTATCCTTTATTTTTATGCTAACATGCCACTTAAGCCGACTGCAAACAGCGCAGCGGCTTAGCTCTCCGTTATGTTCTCCAACATTTTCTTCGGTAAAAGGAACAAGATATGACTGATCAAACAATATCCAAATCATGGCGTTCTCTCACCCACTGATAATTCATTTAAACCCAAACCTATTGAACATTACAACTATTTTACTTCAGCCGACGGAAATTTGAAATTAGGCAATTGCTGAAACCACTGAATCGATGCCTCATGGGTATCTGTAAGTCTCCAAGCAACCACCGGAGGCACATTTGCAAAAGTACTGTTTTTTATTTGTTGAATCCACCAGTACTTGTCTGTGACTGTGTCATGAACGAAACGAGCATGCAACGTGTTTTTCCAATGTTCAAATTTACACTCACAAAGCCTATTCAATGGTGGTAACGCGTCATACACTGGAACGAAATCAGACATAATTATTTACCTCCACTTTTATAATTTTTTTTATCACATAAACCTTTGTCATGAAATGAAATGAAAATTGTGTCAATTACTTTTACATCCAGGAAGGTGTTTTAATTGACTAAATATCATACTCACTGTCTTGATATTGATACTCTCCATTTTCTACTTTATTAATAGAAAACTGAGTCAATGCGTAATATTCGTATTCAGTACTATCAGATAAAGCGAAAGTACCATGTTGTGTATATTGTGAAAAAAAATCCTTTTTGGAGTTTAAATCACTTTTATTTCCAAATTCATCTATATCTAAACATATACGTTTTAATTTAAGGATATTACTCATAATCATTTTACCTCTACTTTATAATTATTTTTATCACATAACAAGTCGTTTCTGTTGACGCCGAAAAGCTGGTCGCAACTGAACTTGGCGTTAGTTTTTAAAACTATCCTTATGTTTATAATTATCATCTTCTGTATCTGCTCTAAATATGATGGGGCATACTATTATAACACAAAGAATAAACCAATATAACAAAGATGTGGTAGGGTCTATACTTGTTTCAATTACAAAGTATGGTTTAGTAATTTCCATATTTTAATACCTCTAATACATAAAAAGGTTAGTTAATTAGAACTGTTCGGCCTGAATTTGTGGTTTTTCGACCTCAATTTTAGACAAATCAGGTTGAGTAGTAAGAGCTTTATAAGCATTATCAAATACTTCTACCCACTGTTTTGCCACCGCTCCTTGCCAGTTCAGTTCCGTAGTAACCCATTGAAAAGCAGTCTCTGCGCGACGCAATGCTTCCTCGTAATTATTATAAACAAACAACATCTTCTCTACCATATCATTAACATCTACCAGTGGACGAACAATTTCGTTGTCGTGCGGTAGAACTGTGTAGAGATTTGGGTCAACGCCGCTCTTTGAAAGGAAGCCGCGCTCTTCTGTGATATTCTCTATTAGAGCCGTATTACCGGGCATAATTACTGGGGTCTTGGTTGCCATAGCTTCTATCCAAGAAAGTCCCCACCCTTCCCCTACAGCAGTACTGATTACACAATCAACTGCATTATAGAGCATATTCAAAACCTGGCGAGGGTAACCCTGGTTCGCGCCAAAATTTTCTGGGAAGATGATGTCCTTGGTAATATCCAAACCATAGGCTTTACATACTTCAGGCAAATTCCAACCCTGGTCGTTCTTCATCATGTGAAGATACATAATAGAATCAGGAACTTGTTTACGAAATTCCACGAACGCACGGATACATCTTGGAATATCCTTACGGATCTGGTTGCGATTCAAGTTCATGAAGATAAACTTGTCAGCTTGCGTACCAAAATACTGCTTACGAAAGTTAGCAACTTCTTCTTTTGGTAGCACTTTATAATCAATAGTATTAGCACCATGAGGAATCACGCCAATGTTTTTTGCTGACGCGCCAAACCAGGCCTTCTTTGACTCTTCTTTAGCGAATTGAGTATAAGTATAGACATAATCACACGAACATACGTTCTTAATCCATTGTTCCTTTGGTGTACCATCAACAGGGTAGTAACAAATAGATCTGAACTTACGACCTTGCTTCGCCAAGAAGTTATGAAGCTCTGGTAGTAAATCCAGTATAAAAGAATCCTGTAGGAAGAACAAAAGGTCGTACTGCATCTGCGGAATCATGTTCGCAACCTTCTGACGGCCATAAGGATCTCTTTCTGAATTAGTTCCTGTCGGCCAAATCCTATAAGGAAATGGATGCGGGTCGCCCCAGTAATTAATACCAAGAATATCAATCTGATAACGACCAGTTTTGTAAAGTGCTTCAAAAACATTACGGCTTACAGTACCAAAACCTGTAGCACATGTTGGGCTATCACAATAGCCAAGTACTTTAATCTTCGGCGGGGGATTGTTCAGCTGTGTTTTCTTCGACATCGCTCGTTGGTTCTCCTTTTTCTATTCTAATCTTCCTCATTGCCAAAAAAGGCGAGGTATAACTTGTAGTAAATGCTTGTTCCTTTTCAAGCTTGGCCCGAAGTGCTGGGTTCTTGCTCATAAAATGCTCAATTGACTTCTTGTCAATGGAGCCCGCAACACTTCTAAACTCATCATAATCTAGAAACCGTGCTATCTTTTCTTTGTCGTATGTAGTTCTTGAATTCTGTCTAATATAAACTTCTTCTTCTCCATGCTTTGGATTCATGTCGAATCTTTTAATCTTCTCCGTAAGAAGCATTTCAATTTCTTGTTCACGCATTTCTAAAATCTTCTTAATAGTTTTTACCTCACGCCACTCTTTTATAAGTGCCCCGTCGGGAAGCGAGACAGTCGAGAGAAATTTATAGTCCGATTTTTTACAAGCTTTCTTGTATTCATCACAGTATTCCTTGTAATCACACCAAGGACAGAATACATTAAGCTGGGGTTTGGCCTCCTTCTTTGTGAATTTCAACATAGCATCATAGATATCTTTGAGATACTCTTCAAAGTGCGCGCGCTGGGCTTCAGTACGATATGTAAAAAGCATTTCTGATTTCAACATATCCAGGCTCAAAATAATTCTTTTGTATTGAGGCCACTGAATACTCGCAACAAGATCATAAATAGAAAGCTGTGTATTATCTTTCAACTGATCTGGTGTAGGTGCGGTCTTCGATGTTTTGTAATCCACAACCAAAATAGTGTCTTCATCATACTCAATTGCTTTGTCGATAGCACCCATGAGAGGAACACCCTGCTTTGTAGTAATATTGGGGCCGCCCATGAAGCCAAATTTTATTTCCAAACCTAAAATCTTCTTACCAACTTCAAAATTATTAATCCTATTCTTGATAAGAACTTCGCCATCCTTGTAGATGCCCATGTCTTGGATGCCTTCTTGAATAGCAATCTTATGGTAATGCTTTAAGATTCTCTTCTTAGCCGGCGGGTCAAACATACCCTTCTCCATCCAAATTCTTCCTGCTAAATCAAGTGCTTCATGGACTGCTGTTCCTAACCTAAACGCGGGGCTGGGAACTTTAGGAAGACGATCAATGTAACTACAATGATACTTGTATTTGCACTCAAGAAACATTTCTATTCTTGTAGCGCTTAGTTTTATATCACTCATACAACAATCTCCTTTACTACCATTTCATATAACTTAAAAAAATCTTCTGCTTTTAATGCTACGTATGTATCTGATCTATTACGTTTAAAAAAAACAATCGGCTTTCCGCCATGTGTTTCTGCTTGTTTCAGTGCATCCCAGATTGAAAATCTCTCACAATTTTTACACTCTATACCATGGAAACAGAACAACTCTTTTGCTCGCCCGCGCAGAATAACATCTCTTCCTGCCTGGCCCATGGGTCTTACATCTATTTCACCATCTTTCTCTACTGGGATACATGTAACTTTTGAAATCATTTGGGCTATTTCAGCTTGAAGACGTCTTCCTTTTGCCTTCGCGCTAGAAGTCTTTATTTTTGCCATTATAACACCTCTAATACTTTCTTCTGCTCTTCTGATAACTTACCTACGTCAGGATACTTCATAATCAAAGTCAAATATAAATTACCAGGAGGTCCACCATTTAATCCAGAACGGCCCGCTCCTTCTATAACCATACCATCACCATCACGTGTTCCAGGTATAATAGGAACAAATATTTCTTTATCATTAATCTGTGTAAGTCCAGAACCACGGCACTGGCCACAAGTATTCTTTTTGATCTGGCCTTGGCCTCTACAAGCCTGACAAGGACTAGTAGTTTGTATCATAATACCCGGACCGCCACGAGTAGAATTTACTATACCAAGACCACCACAAACTTCACAATCTTCAAATTCAGTACCGCCACGGCCGGCGCAATTAGTACAAACATCAGGATAGGATAATTTTATCTTTAACTTACCACCAAGAATAAACAAATGCATAGGTGTAACATGTTGTAGTCGTATATCCTGTCCACGTCTGGGGGCATTTGGATCTGGTCTTTGTGGTTTGTTGCGACGGGAAAAGCCACTAAAGATATTGAAGAAATCATCCACATCAGGCGGGCCTTCAGTACCAAATGGATTACGACTAAACCCACCACCATTAAATGGATTAGGATTGTCGTGCGACCGCCGCTTGTCAGGGTCCGAAAGCACTTCATAAGCTTCATTTAATTCCTTGAAGCGGTCTTCGTCTCCACCCTTATCAGGGTGGTGCTCCATGGCCAGCTTACGAAATGCTTTCTTTATATCATCAGAAGACGCATCCTTACTTACACCTAATATTCTGTAATAATCTTTACTCAATTGCAAAAACCTCCCACTCGAAACCACAAGAGTTACATCTATAAAAATGATCAGTTACGGGCAAGGCAATAGAATCACACCTTAAACACCTATGAACAAAATCACTCATCATTGCTTTGCCCCTTTGAATTCGAATATGTTTATGTAGATCTGCTTTAAGTTCTTCAAAGAACTCCAACTGTTCAGGAGTCTCTATTATACCAGAAACCATCTCTCCAAGTTCAGCAATGGTTTCGTCAATGACTTTACCATTCAACGCGCGCCACAGACATTTACATTGTGGACACATGTTGTATGTTACTGTATTGATACAATTACAATCTTTACATGGAAGATTTTCTTCCATAAAAGCCGGTTCAGTATCATGATTACACATTGGGCATTCCATACTTAAATCCTTTCAGCAAATTCCAAGTCTGAAAACTCAAGTACCTGGCCCACAATAACAGCTTCATCATTATCCAATACAATAGCAACCGGAGCAAAGACTTGATTGTATGGGAGATCTGGATATTTGCCAGTAGCAAACAATACCTTCGTTACAGATGGAAGATACACGGCGTTGGTATCCAAAATTTTGAATTCGCCGGCGTCTTCGCCAAAGAACTCTGGGCATAGCTCATGATAGCTTCCTTCACGAGGAACTCTTATTTCACACTCATCAAGTACGATTTTGAACTTATAATTTCGGGCCGGCAGCATGAGCATAGTCGGCACACCAGAGATATAATCATCACTCATTGGGCTCTCCTTATTCGACGAGACCGAATCTATCTACAACCACACTCGTCCAGAATTTCTTATCAGCTCCACCGCAATGTTTACACTTACCATCATAAGATCTTTCTTCGATGTGTCCGTGGATACGAACAAACTGATCTTCTTTTACTGTGCTAATTGATTCAGCAACTGCGGCCCAAGCAGAGATCTTAATATACTGATCTTTACCGCTACCGTTGCTTGTAGGAATGGCAAGCTTCCCATTGAACAAACTTGTGTTCTTTTCTCCAACCTGCTTCAGTACAGGGTACAACACTCTACCAGTTAAACTTACGAAATTTTCACCTTCCATGATTCTTCTTCCTTTCAAATGTAAGAATTTAAATACTTTAAGATTTGTTCTTTACTCAAATCTGAAGGGTCAAGCCCCTTACCATCTTTAGTTTCTGTTATGAATATTGGCATAACATCCATCTTACCTTCTAATGCTTCACACGCGGCTACTGTACCAAGGGCACCAGCCAAATCATTATCAAACATTACTACTACACCGTTAAGCGCGTTTGAACAAAGAAGCGACATTTGCCCTGTGGTTATATGAGAACCCATTGTAGCAACTACACTCTTTATACCATACTGATATAATCTCCACACACTTTTGAATCCTTCTACAACAACAATTGATTTGTTGTCATCAATCTTGCGTACATTATAAAGATTATACAGAACTTTGTCTTTGTCAAATCCTGGAGTCAAAATATATTTTTGCTCGCTCTCAATAACACTTATGTCTCTTAGACTATATGCTACAAGTTTACCAATTTCATCTCTAATTGGTATGATTTCTCTTTGACAACCATGAGAATCTTTATGGCCACCACCAATCTCAAAGTAGTTAAGGGTTTCGTTTGTGTAGCCTTCTTTACGAAAATAACCAGTCCTCATACCTATATGGTCCCGCACGAAGTCTTCATTTACAAAATCACAAATATTCTGGTTAGATTTTCTTACCAGGCGCATGAAAGATTCTCTTTCCTTCTTGCGCTTGAACTCAATGTAAGAAGTATCTGTTGCTATGTTCCCTACAAGTGTTTGTAGATGCCGCACAGCACCCATGAAATCAACTTTGAGAACGCTTCTTATAAGACCTAATATATCTCCACCATTTAGCTCATGACATCTTCTTGAAAAACAAACCCAAGTAAGTGTCTCTTTGTTAAATCTAAATGAAGTAGGGTTATCTCCACCATGTATTAGGCAGCTGCAACGTAATTCTTTTGATGTCTCTCTTAAAATCTTAAAACCTAATGACTCAATTAAATATCTCGGGTCTATAGCCGTCTTCAGCATCTCAAGTCTAATCTTAAAATCTTCGTAATTACTTGATTTCATCTGTGCTGTATGCATTCAGTACACCCTTCATAAAACTATCTTTTAACATTTGATCTGATATGTCTACTTCTTTTATTTGAAGTTTGGGCCTAAAGAAATAAAAACCAATACCTTCTTTTGGTGTAGAACCTCCGCGTCTACTGTCTTTAATCCACAACTTATAAGCCCCGCCGGCCGGGAACTCTTTAATCTCTTCTGTTGTGCGAACCCCCCAAAAAGAAATGACATCGGCGTAGCGGGCAATTCTATCACTATCCGCCACCTCACCATCTCTATTAACCTGAACAGCCGCCAGCACAGGGATATTCAATTCACCAGCAAGGTCTTTTAATTTAGTAGTAATGTCACCAAGTAATTGATACTCTTTTCTCTTATTAGTATTACTTGATAGATCTGGTTCTTTGATATAGTCAAATACTAATGCACCAATATTATACTTTATATGAAATTTCTTTGCTAACGCTACTACATTATCAATATTATATCCTGGCATAAACTCATGCCACAGTTTGCCTTTCTCCACTATACGAACACACTTATCAATTAGCATATTATACACTTCATCTGTATAACCACCATGCTTGATAATTCGCTCATCAATACCAGATATACAAGCAATAACTCTATCGCCCCACTGGTCATGCGGCATTTCTGTGTCCATGTATAACGTCGGAACACCAAGTCTATAAGCAAGATGTGCTGATATATTTGATAACAAAGTGCTCTTACCCATCTTTAATCTGGCCGCCACAATATTCAATGTGCCTGGGATAAGACCATCTATTTGCTTATCAAGAATTGGATACCCAGTAGAAAGACCAATCATTTCTATCTTGGTATTTCTTCTCTCATCAATTAAAGCGCGCACTCCTTCACCAAAGTTGATTGGTTCTTTTATGGCCTTACTTTGCGTAGATAAATCAAGTATTTTATTTTCAACTGCACCAATCAAATCATTTACTTCCAGTCCTTCTTTTGAATTTTCAGCAACAAGTGAGATATGATCTGTAAGAATGGAGTATAATGAATGCTTGGAACTAGCTTGTAAAACATTTCTTAAATAAGTATCAAAATTCTTTTCAGAAACTCCCATTACTTTCATTGAATGAAGATATTCTGCCCCGCCGACGGCGTCAAGAACGTTCATCTCTTGGGCCACTGAAACAACAAAAGGTAAGTCAAAAGAATTCACTCCCTGTTTCTGAATAAAACCCAATATAGTAAACAGTAGACTATGTGCGTTACTTAAAAAATCCTGTTCAGTAAGCTTAGAATGAAGAGTATAATAATACTCCATGTTCTTGAAACAGAAAGCAAGCAGCGCTCGTTCATCCGTGGGCTTACAAAAAAGATCTTTAATTTCCTCACTGTTATGATCCATATCTTTCTTTCCTCAAAGTATAGAGTTCATTTTCTCTTCTACTTAATTCTCTTTTAAACGCAGCTATCAATTCTGTTACTGCTTTATCAATACCATCAGTGCGGGTAAGATCCCCCTTGGTTCTATTAATTACCTCCTGCATCTTGCTAATAGTAGAATCAGTTTGTAGTAGATAAGCAACAGCCGCAGTCTTTGTACCATGTTTCTTTACATCTTCAGGCGTCAATATACTAGACACAACAAACTCAAGGTCACTTTGGTTCTTGTTAAGCTCGGTTCTTGCTATGTTTGTCTGAGCTTTGTAATAAATCAACCACTGACCTAATGCTATTGTATATTTACTAATTTGTAGATCACTAATAGCATCTAAATTTTTAACATCGAAGTTCCAAATCTCATCAATAAGATCCTGATTTGGTCTTATCTTCTCATACGAAAGTATACCCTTATCCATATATTCTCCTATGATACTTTGTCGTCTTCTGTGCGCTCGGTAAGCGGGCGTAGATCATGCATACCAGTACAAAACAAATGATGTTCAACAACAGCGCCAGTTTCATCCGTAACAGGTAGTAAGTGCGATTCCATTGGAATCCATTCACCATTGACTACATCAACCTGGCGGCATACTAAACTTAAATTACAATATTTACACTCACGAATGATTGTACCATCTTCTAAACATACAAAATCACAACAATCTTTTTTATACATTTTAGAATCAAGAGTACAACCGTCAGGGTCCGCTAGTCCTCGTTCAGACTGTTTGATAACAAATTTACTCATTGAAGCACTGCCCTTCCAGAACCGCATTGATTTTGTTCTTGACGAGTTCTTCAGTAATATTCTCATTGTGTTTAAATCTAATAAGACATTGCCCCTTCTCTTCCACATACTGAATTTTTAAATGGTCTCTTGAGCGCTGGGAGTCTAAACCAGACTTATCACTATGAAAATGTTTAACAAATTTCTCATGCTGTTCACCCTGAACTTCTACAAAGATTCCGAGATCTCTTATAAAGAAATCAAAAAATAACTTTGCTCCTTTATAGTGAACATAAATCTCTTTATGTATTCTTTTATAGGGAGCCGGCGGATACATTCTGTTCAGTACATCGAACACTTTATCTGCTATTTTGCTCATATATTTCCTTCAATCCAACAGATTCAATTACTCTTTCTCTAATTGTTTTATAAAAATCAGCATTATCTTTTAAATAAGCAACAGCATTCATTTCACCATTGGCCATGCTTTCCCCATCATACTTATACCAGCCGCCCAACTTATCAACGATGCCAAGTGATACGGCCAGATCTAAAATCTCCCATTGTAGATCATATCCCTTACCATAAATAAGACGAATTGAGGACGTTCTAAACGGGGAGGAAAGTTTGTTCTTTACAATTTCAAATATGGTTTCGTGTCCAATAACCAAGCCAGTAGTTGGGTCTATAATTCTTCTCTGCTTTGATTCGGGTCCGCGAATAGAAACACGACCTGTAGCATAGAAAGCCAAAGCCTCACCACCAGTAGTGATTTCTGGGTTGCCATATGAACCAATCTTATGTCGTAGTTGATTGATGAAAATAATAAGAGTGCCAGCTTTGTTCGCAATAGGAGTAAATCTACGAAGAGCCTTACTCATAAGGCGGGCCAGCAGGGCCATGAAATCATCTGAAATATCGGCCTCTGCTTCAGCAGTAGGAATTAAAGAACTAACACTGTCGATAACTGCTACTTGATAACTACCTGATAGCACAAGCATTTCAAGAATATCAAGGTTCTCTTCACCAGTATATGCCTGAACAAGTTCAAGTTGATCGATATCCACACCATAGTTTCTAAATAGGATAGGGTCTACAGCATGTTCAGCATCAATATAACAACACTTCATGCCGCGCCGTTGGGCCTGAATAACAACGTTGG